TGCGCGACCTCGCACGAAGCTGGCTCAACGACCGGAATGCTAAGGCACGCCAGTCACCAGTCGGAAGACCCGGCGCTGGCCAGAACGTGGCCATGTTGCTACCGGGCCGCTCGAACTACCGCGCACCTGGCGTGCTGCGCATGCGCCTTTGAAGCTGACGGCGCCTGGCAATTCCACCTGACATAACCGAGGAGCACATGTCTCAACAAGAACAGCAGCCGAAGTATTCGGCGGACGACAAGATCGCCCTGCAGGCGCGCACCTGGCGCGCCATTGACCGGGATGCGATCGCCAACAAGGAAGACCGTCGCAAGCAGCAGGCCGAGTACATGGCGCGCCAGCAGCTGCGCAAGGTTGTAGACGAGGCAGGCGAATAATGGACACACCAATCATCTCGCTGGACATGATCCGCGCGAAGGCGCGCGCTGCGTTCGACCGCGGCGTGGATCGTGACGGGCACAACTTCAACTGGCACTCGACGGACGCGATCGCGACCTGGCAGGCAGAGTGGGATCGCTGCGCGGCTGAACAGTGTGAGGCTTCGCCGCCATGACGATTGCCACCGCCCTTCCCGCGCCGGCGCGCCCGGTGCTTCGCTATCACGGCGGCAAGTTTCGTCTGGCGCCGTGGATCCTTTCCTTTTTCCCTGAGCACGTTGTCTACGTTGAGCCATTCGGTGGCGCGGCCTCGGTTCTACTGCAGAAGCCGCGCGTCGGCGCTGAGTGCTACAACGACCTGGACGGCGATGTGGTCAACCTGTTCCGCATTCTCCGCGACCCGGCATCGGCGCTCGAGCTGCAGCGCCGTGTCGAGCTGACACCGTTCGCGCGTGAGGAGTTCGACTGGGCCTATGAGCCGGTGACCGATGAAATGGATGCAGCCCATAAGCTGATCATCAAATCGTTCATGGGTCACGGCAGTGACTCGGCCACCCGCGCATGTCGCACCGGCTTCCGATCGAAGCTGTCGGACGGCCGCGTGCTGCCAAGCGTCGAGTACTCCACTTGGTCGAACGCAATCCCATCGTTCACCCATCGCCTCAAAGCAGTTGTCATCGAGAACCGGAACGCGCTCGAGGTCATCCAGCGCATGGACTCCCCGTCAACCCTGATCTACGCAGATCCGCCCTATTGCCACAGCACCAGATCAGCCTTCCGGTCGAACAAGAGCCATGGTTATCGCCACGAGATGACCGACGACGATCACCGCGCGCTGGCCGCAGTACTCCACCGGGCAGAAGGCATGGTCGTGCTATCCGGCTACCCGAGCGACCTGTATGACCAGGAGCTGTATCCAGACTGGATCCGCCACGAGCGGAAGCACATCGCCGACGGCGGGCGCGTCCGCAAGGAAGTTGTCTGGATCAATCCATCCTGCGCAGTGGCCCTCGAGCAGCAGCGATCGCAGCAGAGGATGTTCGGATGAACTTCTACAAACGCCACATCGGCGACTACATCAAGAAGGCCGGCCACCTCACTCTGCTCGAGCACGGCGTCTATACGCGCCTGATGGACGTGTACTACACCCGCGAGGCCGGCATCCCCGAAGACAAGGCTGCGCGTCTCATCGGCGCCAGGTCGAAGGACGAGCTGCAGGCGCTCACGAACGTGCTCGACGAGTTCTTCACCCTGGTCGACGGCGCCTGGACGCAAGGTCGTTGCGAGGAAGAGATTGGCAATGCCAGCGCGAAAGCGGACAAGAACCGAGAGAACGGTGCGAAGGGTGGCCGACCACGCAAAACGATAACCAATTCACAACCCGAGGGAAACCCAGATGGTTATGGTTCCGAAAACCATGTGGGTTTAAAAAATAACCTTAGCCAGACTCCAGACTCCAGACTCCAGACTAAAACCATGGACGACACCGCGCTTACTCAACCGGAGTTAGGCGTGGTTCTGGGCACCGAGCCTTCGTCTGCTGGCGCCCTGAGCATGGCAATGCGTCGCTTCGGGATCAACTCGAACCCCGGAGATCTCCGCCTGATCGCTCTGGCTGACCAGGGCATCGCCGTCGACACCGTGAACGCTGCCTGCGAGGCCGCGAAGAAGTCGAAGCCCGACGCTGCTATCCCGCCCGCCTACGTGTTTTCGATCCTCGAGCGATGGGCCAAGGATGCAGCCGATTTGCAAGCCAACGGCGCCGCGCCACCAGGTCGCCCTGGCACACCCGAGAAGTTCGACCCCGTCGCCTACGTCAACCGCAACCGGATCACGTCATGACCAACCTCGCCGAAATCCCTGCACTGCCGACGTCGCCCAGCACCCGCCCCTACTCGCAGTGGTTCGATCCTGCGCCAGGCCTGGGAATCTCGCTGGTCGACCACCTGTTCAACCGCCTCGACGGTGCCTACCCACACAAGTGGCGCAGTAACTTCGCCAACCAGCAGGCGATCGACAACTGGGCCGAAAGCTGGGTCGAGGCCTTCGAGGAGGAAGGCATCACGCCCACCGACGTCAAGGTCGGCCTGCGCGAATGCCGTCGTCGCTTCGCGTGGCCACCGAGCTGCGCCGAGTTCATCCAAGCCTGCAGGCCCGGCGTCGATCCTCTGCGCGCGTACTACGAGGCCGTCGCTGGTGTGCAAGCCCGCTTCGCCGGCGAGCACGGCACCTGGTCTCACCCAGCGATCTACTGGGCCGCAATGCCCATGGCCACCGAGCTGCGCGAGCAGTCGTACAGCTTCGTCAAGGCACGCTGGGAAACCGCATTGAACCAGCAGCTGGCCAAGGCCACGTGGGACGAAGTGCAGAAGCCGATGCTGCAGCTCACCGCGCCCGGCAACTCGACCACGTCGACCGAGAAAGCCCGGGCTGCGATCGCGCAGGCAGTGCGAGCCGTGAACCACAAGCCAGCCAACCACGACAACCTGGGCTGGGCCCGACGCATCCAGGCGAGTGAGGGCGCTGGCGAGACCGTGCTGCCGATTCAGTCGCAGTTTGCCCGAGAGGCATTGGCGAACGAGTGCAGCACCACCTGACCGAGACCATTTCGCGCGCGAGAGCGCCACAACAACAACGAGGAGCAGCACCACATGAACATCCTGGCAATCGACATCGGCACTCAAACCGGCTGGGCCCGCACCGACCGCAACGGCGCCGTGCACAGCGGTACCGAAAAATTCCAGTACGGCCGCATGGAACGGCCAGGCCACCGCTGGCTCAAGTTCCGTGCCTTCCTGGCCGAGCAGCGCACCGCCGGCGAGATCCACGCCGTCTACTACGAGGACGTCAAGCAGCACGCCGGCACGCTGGCCGCGCACGTCTACGGCGGCTTCCTGGCAATGCTGGAGATGTGGTGCGCGGGGAACAACGTGCCGCTGCGCCCGGTCGGTGTCGGCCAGGTCAAGAAGCATTGGACCGGCAAGGGCAACGCCGACAAGACGGCCATGGTCGAGACCGCGCGCGCCAAGGGCTTCCACCCAAAGGACAACAACCAGGCCGATGCGCTGGCCATCCTCTCGCTCGCGCAGCACATCGAGGGTTTGAACGTGCCTGTGCAGGAGGCCGCGTGATTGCTCTCGCCGTATGGCTCGTGCTGTCGCCAGTACTCACATGCATCGCTTGCCAGTGCATCTGCTTCGGCATGGGAGACCAGGGCGAGGAGATGCTGCCTTGACAGAGCAACGACGCGACATCGGCTCGCGCCTGGAGAACTGGGCCCGAGTCTACCGCCCTACCCGCACCATTGGCGTCAGCGCCACCGGTGCATTCTGTGACCGCCTCGAACGTGAGGCCAACGGCGAGAAGCCGATCGGCGACCGCCGCAAGTTGGACGAAGAGGATGCGCATGCGATTGAGCTGGCCATGCGCCACCTCTCGCGCCGCGATCGGCTCATGCTGCGCTACTGCTACATCGACCAGGAGCGGCCAGAGGCCGTGTGTCGAAAGCTGTCGATCGCACACCGGCCGGCGACTGTGTTCGTGACGGTATTCCATGGTGCTCAGTCAGCAATTGCCGCGATTGTGCCCAATGAAAATACATCGATCGTCGCTGGCCGAATGTAAAATCGGGCTTTCCAAGGAGATATAGTGCAAAAAGTCGTCGATTACCAACTCGTCTACGCAACAACTGACACCGGTCTAGTGAAACACGTTCGTCAACACCTAGCGATGGGTTGGCAACCCCTTGGTGGCGTTTCTATCATCAGTTCGGCTCAAGGCGTCGGATCGCGGTACACGCAAGCGATGGTGCTGTACGAAAAACCCAATGCTTAACTGAAATTTCTTGACAGCAGGAAATCACAGCAGTACATTCCTGCTCACAACTTAATTCCGTCCAGTAATCGACGTGTAGAGCTTCCCTGATGGGAGCCTGCGGCGTGAAGGACTAGAAAAGCCCGCTCCGAAAGGTAGCGGGCTTTTTGTTTTACTCTGTTGCTGAGATGATCGCACCAACGCAACGGCGCGCGAGCGCCCGTTGATCATCTGACTTGGATTCATCGTCTCGCCTCGCTGCAAACCTCTCACGGATTGCATGTACGACATCGGGACTGGCAACATTCAACTCGTGATACAACGCGAGAGTAAGTTCACGCACGATCTCTGACACCTCATGCTCGGCGTTCAAATGAGTCTGAAGGTTTTTCATCGCCTCCGTTTGCTCCCGCATTAATTCAACGAACTCGCGGTTTAAATCATCTTGCGACATGGTTTCTCCTGTTGTTATTAAACTTTTAAACAATAGCATGCCCAACAGCCTATGCCATTCCAGCTATCCCACGAAGCCGAGCGCCGCTGGGTGCTGGTGCTGATGCAACTCGAGCTGGCGCGCATCGCGCTGCTCACCCAGGCGGCCCGATAGCCGCCCTACCCTGTGTCTCCTCTCTTCGATGATCGATCGAAGCTTCCGGCCCGGCCAGCACACGCTGACGGGCCATTTTTTTTTAAGGTCGTCAATGACAACCGAAGCAGAGCGGACTTGGGCGATGAACGACACTACCCTCATCTACCGGCATCAAATCGTGCGCGCGGTTCTCGGTACCCGCCCGGCGATCCTGGCCCGAGTACACGACATGACCGCTCTCGACCGAGTCTGCGCACGTCTGGCTGACGCCGAGGCCGCGCTCGAGCAACTGCGCGCACGCGGTTATGGGACGACTGGACAGACGATAAGCGAGATCGTGCAGAGCCTGCCGCCGGCTGCGACTCGCTGATGGTTTGGGGTACGAAGAGCCGCCACGAGCGAGGCTACGACAGCGCCTGGGTCAAGGTGCGCAACCAGGTCATGGAACGCGACGAAGGCGAGTGTCAGCGATGCAAGCACGCCGGCCGCACCGCCCTGGCCCGCGCGGTTGACCACATCGTCAGCAAGGCAAAGGCAGCCGAGCTGCGCTGGACGCGCGCCAAGACCGACCACCCTTCCAATCTGGAAGCGATCTGTGATCCATGCCACGCGGTCAAGACCGAAGCGGAGCAAGGAAAGCGCAAGCGGGTAAAGCGCGCCGCAGGCCCTGACGGTTGGCCGGTTTAGTGATGGTTAGGGCTTGCAGAAGTTAAATACTTGCGGACGTTACACGACCCATAGATAGCCGGCTGTCATGACCACGACCATCGCCCCAAAAACAAATGCGGCAATCGTGGCGTTTCGCTTTTTATGCAACGGGTCTGGATGAGCGCACCAAGGACAGGCACCTGCGGATAACGGCACTGGATTTTTGCAAGCCGGGCAAGAGATCAAAAGCATGGAAGAGGATGATGAAGTCGAACATCCGACTATACCATTTCCATGGAGAAATATAAACACATGTTGCAAGATAGAAACATGGTTGGGGGGAGGTCAAATCTCTGCGACCTTCGTCTATGGGGACCGCCTGCTCCCTCTCTGTGCAGAACCGCGAAATGAAACTTTTTTTCTGGGATTGAAATCATGGCCGGAAGGCGCCCGACTCCCAGTGCGCTCAAGCTGGTCACGGGCAATCCGGGCAAGCG